TTATTTTTTAGCTACATGTTGAATGTTTAAGTCATCATAAATTTTTGTCAGTGCATCAACATTAGAAAATAATATACCTGAAATAATTGCAATCAATATCCCAATAACCAATGAAATTACAGTGCCTATTAAAAGAACTAATGTATCAACCTTGAATGTTTCAAGACCTAAGCTATTCATCAAAAAGACAAATATATTATTCGTCTGAATAATTATTATTGCTAAACAATAGAATCCAACCAACATCCATTTCTTCTTCTGATAATTCTTTTTAGAAGATTCTGCAGTTAAAATCACCTTCCCATTATCTATAATTATATCCACCATATGACGAGCTGCTATCAATCGTTTGATCATAATAAAAAAACTTTTTGGATATTCTTTAATGACATAATCAACTTCAATATGACTTACCTTTTCAGAACACACTAAAGCTTGAGCAGCACAATCCTTTACAATTTTTTCTTTGTCTTGTTCATAATAATTGTCAATATATTCGGTTATCGCAGCTAACCGCTCTAGATAGAATTTCCGTCTATGAGTAAATCTTTTTGCTTTATCCAACCAAACAAAGAACGGGAATATCGCTAAAAAAACTGGTAATACTTTTATAATTAAATCTAACACTCAATCCTCTTTTACATTTATTGTCAGAATATAAGTTTAAATTAAAAATGATTTGGCATTAAAAAACCCCAAGCCTTTAATACCAGCTTGGGGTCTTTGAATCTTGGTCCCGAGGGTCGGGATCGAATTAATGTAAATATTTCAAATGTGTAATACAAAAAATGTGGAAATAGTGTGCATTTAGAGTCCGTAATTAATTAAACGATCGAATCTATAAAGTGTTTATTTGGCATAACCTTTGAATTTAATTCTTAGATGTTAGGTAGTAAAAAATAGAGGTTACAAAAGTTACAGTAGTTTTATTATTAATCTAAATATATGTTTATTAATAATTATTATTCAATTTGTAGAAGTTACATTTAAGTTACTTAGAAGTTACATGTAACCAGTTTTAGAGGTTACAAGGTGTAACCCCATATATATATGATTTATATAAATATTTTATATTTTTAATTCTATCCGTAACCTCATGTAACCTCTTTAAAGTTACAAAATATATCTATATAAAACATATATTTAGAAACAATAAAGCTTTATATATTTAAGTTGTAACCTCTCAAGATATCTAGTTTTAGAGCTTCAAATAGAACGTTTTTTTTAGACTCATTCAAAGTTGCATCAGACTGCATCAAACCGCATCAACATAAGATTTATAAATGCACCCCAAGCCTTATATTTCATAAGGCTCGAATGAATTTTATCTGTGCATCAGAAATGAGACATTTAGGAACTGCGCAGGCGGGAGAGGAGACTGCGTTTGCCCCTCCGACCTCGTTAAAACTTTTCAAAATAGTGAATCAATTCCTGATTAATTTTTTTCAGCAAAAAAAAATGCCAAGCTGTAATGCTTGGCATAATAAATATTTAATAAGTGTATATTTTAATTTAATATTTTGATAAAATATAAGTAACTATGTCTTTGCAACAGATGAAATTAGGTCATATTCTTTGAACCTAATCACTTCGATACCAAGTTGATCATTGATTTGTTTTAATAGATTTTGATAGTAAACAATCTCGTTGAAATAAAAGACTCTCGCTGCCTTTTCAATATCACCGAAACCACCTGAGTTTTGCGGTACCACACCCATCAATTGTGGTGGGATACGGTGTCCTGCAAGTTGATCATCACGACTGGCAATTTTAATATTATAGAACTCATCCTTAGCTGCAACTTCAGCCAGTGGAATAACATTTAATCCTTTCTCCTTTCCTCCTGGTGTATAGACCAAAAGGTTTTTAAAATTGCCTGCTCCTTTCGAGTTCTGCAATGATTCCTCTAATGCATCAACATCATTCTGAGATTTCATAGCATCAGTGATATGTAAGATAAAACCTGCATGAGCTCCATTTTTGTAATAGCGTCTACGGAATAAAGTCGCAGCTTCATTTAGTAAAACTGCATTAATGCTACTCAGATAATCAGGTACACCATAGATCTCTTGCACAATATCAGCATCAGCAACATGGATAATTTCTTCAGGTTCAAAAACGTGTTGCTTACCTTGAAAGCCATCCATTTGATAAAACCTTAAAAGGTCTGTCCCTTTTCTCATATTGATCGCAGGGCGTGACGTAATTTTTAGGATTCCTCTAAAACGATTATATTGAATATGTGCATAGGCATTTGCAAAGGTGATTAAGTTCAAAGCTAAAGCATTAAAATCATGTCGGCTTAACAAAGGATGAGGAATAAAATCTACTGATAAAATATTGCGTTTGATCACGATTGCACTGGTATGGTGACTGGTACCGCGATACATTTTTGCAATCGCAGCAATATCATATGGCAACTCGTACCACTCTTGCCAAACGGGACAATAACCATAATCAAAAAGTGTATGTCCATCGAGTACAGGTTCAGCTTCTCCAAAACTACGCATCATCATTTTTGTTTTTGGTTGCTCAACTGATATGGCTTCATTAGTGGGTACAGACATATGGTCCATACGTGGAAAAACAGTCGAAATTAGTCTGTCCATTATTTTCATGAATTAAATACCCTGATTCGGCTTTGATGTGCGCCAAGATGTGATGGATCTGCAACGTGAATAATTGGTGCTTTCTCCAATCCGTTCATAATTGCCCACGCTAAATCGCCATGCCCCGTTTCTGCACTTCGACTGGTTACCAGTGTTTTATTACCACCGCCACCAGTTAAAGCTTTTTTGATAGACAGGAATGATTTAGCAACAATTTGCAAGCCTGCATCGAAATGCAGTCTACGTTTTTGAAATAACTCTTTAACTCGAAGTCCCATTCTGATTTTGAGTTCAGGTGTATAGTTCAAACGAGTGAGTTGAGGGAAAAATAGTTCAACGTGTTCAGCAACAGCCAAACCATTACCAGTGTTATCGATACCGATAAAAGTGACGTTGTAGCGTCCGCAAACCTTTTTGATATACAAGGCCTGTTCACTTGCTTTCATACCCTGAAATTGTTTAATTTCAAGAATTCGATACGGTTCAAGTGGTGTTTGTGGCGGTGCAATAACAGCAAGCGCTGCATTATCACCACTGAAAGAAGGGTCATAACCTAACCACACTTCCCCTGCATAACGTGGATTTTGATTCGGGAAAAAGTCTTTCCAGACTTCCCAACTGTCCACCATATTCGGGATGATTTCTTTAAGTGGAAAATAAGATCCTGAATCGTCAATAAACTCACAATCAAACAGATTGGCAAACTCTTCATCGCCATATTCTGCAAGCAAATCCTCACGGTCAAATAAATCACAGCCTTTTTCTTCAGCATCAGTCAATGTCACGATTTGTCGTGTTTTACGATCGACGCATTTAACTGGAGCTTTTAGTGCAGCTTTGCTGACATCGATCTCAATTGGCAGCTTACGTTTGCTGTCTTTACCTGTCCAAAAAGTATAGGCTTCATGCAAAATACTAGATGGCGTAGACATATAAATTTGCTTATACATCTTTTGAGATGCCATTGCTGAAGCGACTTTTTTGAATTGTAAAAACTTACGAATCCAAAAGAATTCGTCCATGATGACATCGCCATGTCGACCTTGAGCTGTGAGTGCATTCGTTCCCAAGTAATAAACAGTTGCTTGGCCATTTGGTCCGTTGATCACAATCGGATCGCCAGTGAGATCCAATCCAATCACTTCCAAAACAAAGGCTTTGATGTATTCAATGAATTGATATGCCTGTGCTTTAGAAGCCGACATAAAGATTTTATTTTTTCCAGTTTTTAATAAATCGATTAACGCCCAAAGTGCAAAAATATACGTTGCACCAATTTGACGTGATTTTAATAAGATAAAGATTCGAGACCAGGATATCGCATCCATCCACTCTTCTTGATAGGCATATAAAAACTCGTTGAATGCCTCTTCTAATTTTTCTAAGTCCTCGAGCGTAATCTGATTTTTCAGCTTTTTCTTTTTCGGAGCTGCATTACGATTTTCAAGATTCGGATTGAGATCCGTTTGTTTACCCGATTCAAGATACTTATTAATCCTCGCCCATCGTTCAAACTCTTTAGAGATCCGCTCCATTTCAACATAGTTAGCATGACTTTTCTTTTCCATAAAAATCAAAGTCATATACCGAATTTTTAGCGCAGTTGTTACATCATCAAAAACATCCTCTTTTGCCCATTGATCTCGTTGTTTCCAACTTTCAACAGTCGAGCGATTTTCCCCAACGTGCTTGGCGATTTCTGAAACTGACATACCCATAGAAAACAAGATTCGCCCTTGTTGTCTTGGATTCATGTGATCGAGGAAGGTTGGTGTGTTTGTATTCATGTGCTTAATGTTGCTTTAAGCACAAAAAATCTTTGAGTGATGTTTTCCTGATTACAGCTTAATCAGGATAGGTTCGATTGCACCAATACCTTTGCCCAAAGCAGACTTCAATCATCGAAAAATTGAATGTGGAATAACAAATGGCGGAGCTACCAGGAGAAGGACGTGTAATCAAACGCTTTCGTGTTGCTCGTGAAGGGCAAACGGTGGATGGACGTGAATTAACACGTCAAGAAATCCAAGAAATGGCTGAATCATACAACCCTGAACATTACGCAGGTCGTATCAATATCGAGCATTGGACTGGTTTTTCACCTGAACCGCCATTCAATGCGTATGGCGATATTTTGAAAGTTGAAGCCACTGAAGAAAATGGATTGATGTGTTTGTACAACACACTTTCAGCCTTACCTAACTTTGTAGCGATGAATAAAAAAGGGCAAAAAATTTATCCCTCAATTGAGTTCTACCGCAACTTTGCAGGGACAGGTAAAGCTTATCAAGTCGGTCTTGGCATGACAGATACCCCGAACTCTCTTGGTACTCAAGCCATTAAATTTTCTAACAGTCGACATTCTCTCAGTACCCAACCTGATTCGGAGATCTATATCACCATGTCTGAACAAAATCAAAATGAAGGTAAAAGCCTCATTGAGCAACTCAAAGAAGCATTTACACCTACACCAAAACCAAAAGAGCAATTTAGCGATGAGCTTGCAGCACAATTAACGCAAGGTGTAGTTCAATGCTTGAATGGCTTAAAAACATTAACGCAAGAAGTCAGTACGCTGAAACAAACATTAAGCGCACCGCCTGCAGCTGCTCCAACTAATCAAAATGCACCTGTTGTTGAAACACCGCCTGCAACTGCGCCTGAACAACACACTACCCAAACTCCACCTGCTGTTCCTGGTGCAGATTTAAATGCAACTTTACAGCAGCTCGCTCAAGGTATTACTGGCCTACAAAATCAACTCAATACCATGAGTACCACACCAATGAATCCACCTCCTGCAATTACAGGTGGTGCAGCAAATACTGTCGATTACTAAGGAATTAAATAATTATGTCAGTCGTTCTACAACCTCAAGCACGTCAGTTATTTAATTCATATAAAGCTGATATTGCTCGCGCAAATGGTGTTGAAAGTACACGTGAAACCTTTTCTGTTTTACCTGTACCAACACAAAAAATTATTCAAGCCTACCAAGAAAGTGCAGACTTCCTGAAGCTAATCAATATGTTCCCTGTTGATAATGCCAAAGGTGAAAAAATTGCATTAAGTATCGGTACAACTATCGCAGGTAATACCAATACAAACTTAACCCCACGTCAACCAACGCCTGTCGGTGCTTTAGATCTAGTGGATGAATACGACTGTACCCAAACAAACTATGACGTAGCGATGAAATGGGCATTACTCAATGCTTGGCGACATTTCCCTGACTTCAAAAAGAAACTTCAGGAGATGGTCATTCGTGCTGTGGCTTTGGACAAGTTATGTATTGGTTGGAATGGTCTGTTCCGTTCAGCAACCAGTGACCGTGTTGCCAATCCATTACTTCAAGATGTGAAAAAAGGTTGGTTGCAAAAAATTCGTGAAAAAGCGCCTGAGCAGCATTACAAAGGTGTAGATGTCGGTGCAGGTGTTTTTAAAACACAAATTGGTGCTGCACATGAGTTCAAAACCCTAGACGGTTTAATTGAATTCGGGATTGAAGAATATATCGCAGAACAACACCGTGAAAGCGGCCTGATTGCTATTTGTGGTCGTGGCATTTTGAGCGATAAATATTTACCGTTATTAAACGCCATCCAAGATCCAACAGAGCAATTGGCAGCACGTACCATTTATGCCAATAAGCAGCTTGGTACTTTGCCTGCAATGCACGTACCAAAGTTCCCTGCCAAAACCATCTTGATCACCACGCCTGACAACCTTTCGATCTATATCCAAAACGGCACCTTTAATCGTTCGATCGTAGATCAACCTGAATGGGATCGTGCTGTGGATTTCCAATCGATCAACGAGGACTATGTCGTTGAAGATTATTCCAAGTGCTTATTAATCGAAAATGTAGAATTGGATGCTTAATCATGGGAATGAACTCAATGCGCCAACATCGAGAAAAGATGTTGGCAGAAAAAGCGTTAAAAGCGCAGCAAAGCCCTGATCCACGTCAAAAGCAAAATGTCGCAGCGGATCTTGCTTCGACTGCTGCTCAAGCGATCCAAGCAGGTGCAGAAGCATTGGCAGGCGTTCCAAACGTTGAACTGCGTATGTTCAATCATTTGAATATCTTAAAAGATATGAAATCGATTCAAGAACGTATTGCCAAAAAAGCGGAATGGTTGCCTGAGTATTTAGGCTTTATCGAGGGATGCCTTGCTGTTTCGCCTGCCCCACAGAACACAACTTTAGTTCATCTAATGATTTGGGCAACCGATGCCAATGATTTTGAGCTTGCAGTGCGTATTGCTGAATATGTTGTGTTGAATGACATGGTGATGCCTGAAGGCTATACCCGTACAACGGCTGAATTTGTCACTGAGCAGTGTGCTGAGGTCTTTATCAATGATACAGAACTTGCGATCGCCAATGCATCTCTGATCGAACGCATCATCAGTCTTGGAGATGGCGAACAGATTGTCGATGAGGTTCGGGCAAAAATCTATCGTGCTTTAGGTGATGCATTGAACCAGGCACAACCAATGGAAGCTGTTTCAGCTTATAAGAATGCGCTTCGATACAATCCAAAAGCAGGCTGTAAAAAAGATTTAGAACAGCTTGAAAAACGATTGCGTCTGAATGCAAACGAGTCGTCTCCCGACGCCACTGTCGGCTCGCAGGCAGTTTCAACGGCTAATCAAACAGCCGATGGGACTGATCCTGCGTCCACCGACTCCAAGCCAAAGGAGTAAGCCATGCTTTTAAACGCGCCTGTCAACGATGCTGAAGTACAAAATCCGATTGCTGAATATCCCAATATCAGCATCAAAGATTTGCTTGCTCAGGTGCGTTTAGATCTGTCAAAAGGCGAATTACTTCTGACTGAAAAAATCTTATTGGCGATGGACATCATCAATCGCGATATTGATTTTATTGAAATCGTATCTGATGAGCAGATCCGCAAATATAAACGAGCTGTGAGCTATGAAGCAGCTGCACTTATTTGTGAAGACAATCTTGATTTTGATACTACGACTACGGGACAAGTCAGAGGCGAAAATCAGCAAATCAAAGCCGATTCTTTACGAAGAATTGTACAGCATACGATCGCTGATTTAACCAATCGTCCACGTAATCGGGTACGGCTTATATGAGATCAATCAAAGCCTTGCAGGGTGATACATATGAATCAATTGCATATCGCTATTACGGTTCAAATGCAGTTGAAATGCTCCCTGCTTTACTTGAAGCCAACTCACCTATCGAACCGATTTTTTTAGATGAAAATCAATCCATACAATTACCAGAATTAATCAAAGCTTCAGTACCTCAAACACTCAAGCTTTGGGACTAAGGGGATGGGCATGAATGACCCAATTAGTATCAAAGGACTACCATGGTTTATCAAAATCATCGCTGCTGTGATCGGTGCTATTTTTGCCCTCACATTAAGTGGTGACATTGATTCAGAAGGACGAATTAAAATTACCAAAGGCTTAATCATTAAATTTTCATTTAGTGTGGCCATCAGTCTTTATGGCGGTGCTGCTTTTCTTGAATATTTCCAATTGACGCATTATTCACACCCTGCTCAAGGGGTGGTCATGTTGTTTTTTGCGGTATTTGGTTTGCTGTTTGTCGGCATTCTTTATCAATCGATTCGATTGTTAGAGGGTAAAAAGCCGAGCGAACTGATTAGTGAAATTAAAGCTGCGTTTGCTGCGATGTTTAAGTAGGTAAAAAGAATGAAACTGACATTTGAACAAGCATTTGAACGTCTCATCGGTCACGAAGGAAAATTTACCGACGATAAAAATGATCGGGGTAACTGGACGACTGGCATCATTGGTAAAGGTATTTTAAAGGGTACGAAATTCGGTATTTCAGCCATGACCTATCCTGACCTCGATATTAAAAATCTGACGCTTGAAAAGGCTAAAGAAATTTATAAGCGTGACTGGTGGGATAAGCTCAATGCAGACAGTTTAGATACTGCAATTGTATTTCAGGTTTGGGATTTCGCCATTAACGCAGGAATGGGTACCGCAAAACGAAAATTACAAAAATCCGTTGGTATGGCTGAAGATGGGATCATTGGTCCACTGACTTTGAAAGCGATTCAAAAGGCAGATTTAAACGACATCTTGATGAAGTTTAATGCTGAACGTCTCAAGCATTACACCAGTTTAAGCACTTGGCCACGTTACGGAAAAGGATGGACATTAAGAGTTGCCCAACAGTTAAATTATGGCGCACTGGATAACTAAGCATGAAAGCCCTGATTCCACTGAAGCAATTTTTAAGTGAACGATTCCCGATGATGACAGCAGATAAATGCCATTTGCTGATCGTCAACGGGGCATTTAAAGAGGGATATTTGGAATACACAGCTCGGCTGCTGATCCTTGATTATCGAGCAGATCCAATACAGGTGATTGTTGCTTTGCGTGAATGGCTCAAATCTAAAAACCTACATTTGGATGCCACTGGTAAAGATATTCAGATCTCATTTAATTCTGAAGTGATTGATACCGAAACATTCGATCTTGAAATTGATTTCCCACAACGTGACAAAATTGTGGCTGAAGGCAACGATTATCACGTATGCCCACCGTTGGTTTGGGATGATCTTAAAGGCGGATTTTCCCCTGCAGGAACTTAATCAATGGATGCGATTAACGGTTTAAATCACTGGCTTGACCAAATCACTTTGTTACTTGAACCCTCCCAACGTCGAGAACTTATGAGACGTTTGGCTCAAGGTTTACGGGTACGCTTTCGCGAACGCATCAAACAACAAAGAGATCCAAACGGTAATCGGTTTATTCCACGCAAACGGGATCAAATTGGAAATATTAAACGTCAAGGTGCCATGTTCAAAAGCATCGGCAAGGAACTTAAAACAGAATATTCAGAAAATCATGCTGCTGTAGGTTTTGGTGGACGTACAGGTTTTGTGGCTTCAGTACACCAGGAGGGAAAATCAATCAGACCAAGTAAATATGCTAAAACGACACGTTATCCAATTCGTAAAACAATCGGCTTTAGCCAAGATGATCAGGAATGGATTAAATCAGAAATTCAAAAGTTTTTAACACTATGATCGAACTGAGATGTAATTGCGGAAAGTTACTCGCAAGAATCGAAAAAATTACGGTAAAAATTGAAATCAAATGCCCACGATGCCGTGTGGTAAACCATTGGAACGTCTAGAACGTCGGGTCAGATAGCCTTGAGCTACCAATGGAGCAAATCATGCGCCTTAAAAACTCGAACCAGGATAATCAACAAGATTTATCAAAACCAACTTACAACGCTTCAGGCCGTTCATTTTCAGGGTGGTTGGGTGGTAAATCACAACTTGCCCGAACGATCATTGAAATGATGCCTGAGCATGCTCACTATTGCGAAGTCTTTGGCGGTGCAGGTTGGGTTTTATTTAAAAAATCCCCTTCTAAGTATGAAACGATCAACGATATCAATGGCGATCTAATCAATCTCTATCGAGTGTTTAAATATCATTTAGATGCATTACTTCAAGAGTTTGAAACTCAGTTGATCAGTCGTGATGAATTTGAACGCTTAAAAGTTACTCCCTCTCATACTCTGACTGATATCCAACGAGCAGCTCGGTTTTATTATTTGTTGCGAACATGCTTTGGTGCAAAAATTTCAGATCCAAATTTCTTTAGTCATGTTGAACGCCCACGACATTTAAAATTAGGTGACGAGTTACGACAGGTATTAACGGCCATACATGAGCGATTGCAAAAAGTCACGATCGAAAATCGTAACTTCGATGTATTGATCAATAAAATGGATCGTCCTGACACCTTGTTCTATTTAGATCCACCGTATTACAACTGTGAAAATTACTATGGCAAGGATATTTTTAGCCGTGATGACTTCGTAAAACTTCGAGATATTTTAAAAAATATCAAAGGCAAATTTATTCTAAGTTTGAATGACGTTCCTGAAGTGCGAGAGCTTTTTGCTGATTTTAATTTGCATAGTAAAAAAATCCGTTGGTCATTAAATACGGAATCAGCAGATGAAAATAATGGCAAAGAATTAATCATCACCAACTTTGAACTTCCTGAATAGCATTTAAACAGGAATGCCCAAATAGCAAGCCATACGTAAACAGCCCATGATCCAAACATCATGGGCTTTTTTGTTTCAACATGAGCAATTTAAATAGGCAATTTCAAAACTTAGTAGGCATTGGTACCGTGATTGCAGTCGATGCTTCTGCAGGAAAAATACGCCTAAAAATCGACGAAAACGAAACCGACTGGATTCCCATTCCAACCATAGCTGCAGGTGTAGTTAAAGTTTGGCGATGCCCAAGCTTAGGCGAACAATTTTCTGTAACAGCTCAAGGCGGTGAACTCACCACTGCTGTTCCACAAGTCAGTCTATTTTCTGAAGCAAATCCCCCACCGACCGACAATCCTGACGAAGTGTTTATTCAACTTGGCGAACATAGCATTGTGGTCAACATTGCAACTGGTGAAGCCAATTTCAAACTGACCAAATGCACGTTTGATGTGCCTGAAACGATATTCAAAGGCAAAGTCCACGCTGAAGAAGACATCACGTCCGATACCGATGTCAAAGCAGCAGGTGTAAGCCTGATCGAACACCCTCATGGCAATGTAATGAACGGGCCAAGTCAAACCAGTGCTGCAATACCAACAGGGGGCGTTTAATGAAAGGCATGTCAAGATTAACAGGCTATGCAATCACAGATGATGAAAGCCAAGAATACGCCCATTTAAAACAATCAATTCACGACATTTTAAGCACCCTGATCGGCACACGCTTATGCCGACGCTTTTATGGCTCACTGGTACCAGAATTGATCGATCAACCGTGTAACGAATTTACCCAAGTGAAACTAATGTCCGCTGCAGCGACTGCACTAATCCGCTTTGAACCACGAATCAAGATTAGTCAGATCAGAGTCAATCAATCAGCTCAAACACCAGGGAAATGGGATTTTTTTATTTTAGGTAATCAAATCATGGCTTCAGGTGAAAAACAATTTAATGAAAACTTTTTGATTGGAGCAGCTGCATGAGCACCACAAGAATTGATTTATCAGCACTCCCTTTTCCCAATGTTTTAGAAACATTGGACTATGAAACCGAGTTAGCAGCATGTAAAGCTGATCTGATTTCTAGAGATCCTGAGCTTGCAGCTGTTCTAAATTATGAAAGTGAACCGTTGGTCAAACTGCTACAGACTTTTGCTTATCGAAATTTATTAAAGACTGGGCAGATTAATGAAAAAGCCAAAGCTTTGATGCTTGCCTATGCCAAAGGATCTGATCTCGATCACTTAGCAGCGAATCGTGGCGTTTATCGAAAAACCATTATTGAAGCCAATCCGAATGCCAATCCACCCACCGCTGCCGTGATGGAATTGGACGAAGATCTCAGACGACGCGTTCAATTAGAACCTGAATCGATGTCAGCAGGTTCTGAAGGTTGCTATCAATTTTGGGGCTTGTCAGCGCATGGCCATGTCAAAGATATTGCCGTGACCACACCGACTGCAGGCTTTGTCGATATTTATGTGCAAAGTCATATTGATGAAATTGCAGTTCAATCTTTATTGAATATTGTCGATCAAACACTCACGCCAAGTACGCGCAGACCTTTCACTGACAAAGTCACAGTCAAAGCAGCCACACCGATTGAATGGACATTAAACGCTTCACTGGTTTTATTCCCTGGTCCTGATGCTGAAGTCGTCAAAGTTGCAGCTGAAACTGCTTTGGCTGAATACATCAGCATCACCAATTCTTTAGGCTATGACGTAACACGCAGCGGATTATTTAGAGCTTTGCACCAGGGCGGAGTTCAAAACGTCATTATTAATAATCCACCCAATGACATCGTTATTCCAAAAAGCAAATATGCCAAAAATGTAGGTGTAGATATCAGCATTACGGAGTTCAGAGATGTTTAGCTTACTCCCTCCCAATGCCACAAAGCTTGAAAAAAATGTTGAGCAAATCGGTCAACGTGTGACCGAGCTTCCAGTTCCATTCGTTGAGTTACATCAAGTTGAACTTTGCCCTGTGCCTTATCTTGCATGGTTAGCATGGGATCATCGGGTCGAGTACTGGCGATCGGATTGGAGTGAATCAGAAAAACGCCAAGCTATTGTAGAAAGTAAGACGTTCAACGCCCAACGAGGCACACGCTCATCGATGGAGAATTTGATCAGTAAATTTGCATCGAATTTTCAGCTCAAAGCATGGCATGAGTTCAACCCACGACAGCCCCCTTTTACTTTTGTTGTGATCATCAATGAGCTGTTTATCTCTATCGATCAACTCTTGCAAATTCAGACTGCAGTCGAAGCAACCAAATCTGCTCGAGATAATTTCTCAATTTCAGCAACCGTGGTGAGCAGTGGTCAATTTCAAATGACAGGTGCATGCCATTCAGGTGAAACCGTTAATTTAAGTACGCTTTAGGATAAAACATGACAGCAAAATATTATGTAACGCTTACCGATTATGGTGCGACCCAAGTTGCTCAAGCGCATGATGTGGCTTCAATTACATTGTCTCAAATGGTCATAGGTGATGCGAATGGTATTCCCTACGATCCAGTCGATCAGAAAAGTCGAACTTCACTTGTAAATCAAAGAGCGACTGTTCCAGTTCAATCCGTTGTCATCAATGGTGCAGTGACGAAAGTGACAGCAACAATTCCTGCCAATATCGGTGGCTTCAACTTGCATGAAATTGGTTTAAAGGACAGCACTGGGCAGCTTGTCTACATTGGCAATTATCATGGAGGCTATAAACCTGTCATCGCTGAAGGTGCAGGCGGTGAACTTACAATCGTGATCGATATTACAGCCGAATCAGGAAAAGCAGCATTAATCGAAATCGATCCAAATATTGTCACCGCTAATAAAGATTGGGTGCTAAATAAGATTAATGAATTATCACAATCCTTAAATGTATTAATAACCACATTACAAAATGATAAGTACGACAAAACTGGTGGAAATATCTCAGGTGATGCAACTGTGCTAGGCACCTTAACAACCAATAGTTTGATGCTTGGTACTTTTTCAGCAACACCAAACGGTTTTACTCGACTACCGAATAACCTGATTTTACAGTGGGGCAAAGTGAGTGATGATTTTGAAACTCATGATTTCCCAACCGCATTTCCAAATGCTTGTTTTTCTTTAGTTGCTCAACAAATCACTGGCGGTGGTACGAGTAAAGTTTATGTCGAAGTGGTGAGCAATTCACAATTCAAAGTTTATGAAGGCAGTGATCCAACTGGTTCAACTGAACTTTATTGGTTTGCAATCGGGAATTAAAGTCTATGAGTCTTCCAAACATTAATAGCGGTGACAGCTTTTCATTCATTGCAATATTTAAAACTAGAAAAACTCGAGAACCAATTGAGATCACATCAGACATGGAGATTTCTTCAAAAATTGTGAATCAAAAAGGTGAATTAATTGCAACATGTCAGGTTTCTGTTTATCCCGATCAGGTGATGAATAAAGGTCAAATACATTTTGAAGTTGATAAATCTATTACTCAAAACTGGAAAAAGGGATCTGCGACTTTAGATATTAAATTAACAATTAATGAAAAGGTTAAAACCTCATCAAAGTTTCAATTTACTATCAATAAGGGGATTTCATAATGTTGAATGAAGAGGTTTATATTGAAATTCACTGGCCTAATAATCCAATTCCAATCGAAGAAACTAATCATGAAGATAACTCCGTTTTTGAGATCAATTTTGGTGTTTTTAGTGCCTATCCCCTATCAATGTCGACATCTCCTGTTCAATCCGTAAATGGTAGGACTGGTGATATTGTTTTAGGAGCAGAGGATGTTGGTGCAGATCCAATAGGGACTGCAGAGCTAGTACGAACACAATTAGCTGACTCAATTTCGCAAGTTCTGTCTTTAGCCCAAACTAATGAGTTAAAAATAAGTACAAAAGCAGATCAATTAGATTTAGAAACAACGCAAATTCAAGTTGAAAATAATCGACTCGCTATCTTGACCAAAGCTGATATACAGTCATTAGCCCTACTAGCTCAGTTAGTCGATACAAAAGCAGATCAGTCATATGTCAATCAGCAGATCGCTGATCTTGTTGGCTCTGCACCTGAAGCATTAAATACAATCTATGAACTAGCTGCTGCAATTCAAAATGATCAATCACTAATTGACTCTTTAAACCAGTCTGTCGCTAATCGCATCCGCTTTGATATTGCTACCCAAGCATTAACAGAGATTCATAAACAAAACGCACGAACAAATATAGGTGCTGAACAACTCGGCACAGCTCAACAACTTATTAGTCAAATAACAGCTCAAAGCTTAGGTGCAGCTACAGCAGCGCAAGGTGCTAAAGCTGATACAGCATTACAAAGTGCCGATGTAGCACCTGTTGCATTATCAGGCTTATTCTCAAGCCTGAGCAGTCAAAACAAAATCTTTGATGTCGTATTTAATGCTTATGTAGTTGGATCAAATACCGCTATTTCAGCTACGGACACATTAGGGCAAATGTTAAGTAAGCTACAAGGTCAGATTAGTGCTATTGCACCGCCTACTTGGGTGAATGTTAATACATTGAATGGCTATTCAAAACATAATGCGATAACAGTTGCAGGAACAAAAATTGAGATTGCTAAGATAAACGGTATGATTTGGTTGAGAGGTTTCTTTTCTGCAAACAATTCAATCAGTTCAAATAGTTTTATTTTCTCGCATAGTGATCCAAATTATTTATGGGATAACACATATCAGGGTTCTGCAGCAGATAATTTATATTCATATGACACAACTTTTCACAGACATATCTACGCTAATGAGTTGTCAGATATTAGATTGAATGCAAAACAGATCGGAACTGGTAGTTCGCCAAATATTTCGCATAATTTTCGAATTGTTTTGGACAGCAGCGCAAGCATTGGATCATTTGGCGTTTCATATGCGACTATTGAACCAATTTGTTTAGGGAGAGCTAAGTTCTAATCCTGAATAGGATTTAAACAGGAATATTTGATTCGCTCGTTTTATTATTGCACTTCAATATGACTCCAAAAGCCAACACAACTTTTGGAGATCTCATGGCTCAATTTCATCACGGTATTACAGGAAACGAAGTTCAATCGGGTATTATCCCAATGCGAGATGCAAAAACAAATGTGATAGCAATGATTGCATTTGCAGATGATGCTGATCCACTTGTCTTTCCTGAGAACGTTCCAGTCCTTATCACATCTATCAATCGCGCTTTACCTAGCGCAGGTACACAAGGCAATTTGCGTAAAAATCTCGAAATTATTACGCTGATTACCAATCCAACATTAATTGTGATTCGTATTTCAAACCCATTCCCTTTAGTAAATGGGACACCTGAATTTGATGCAAGTCGAGTCATAGGCACGACTACAGATGCAGGACGCACAGGCATTCAAGCATTACTATCTGCTAAATCAATTTTAGGTCTTACACCAAAAATTCTTATTGCACCCGATGTCGAAAGTCCCGATGTCGTTGCTGCACTTGCGTCAATCTGCAAAAAAATTCGTGCTTATGCTTATGTCACGCCACGTGATACGGATGCGGTGATGCTCGCAACAGCACAATTGGTGACTGCATATCGAGAACAATTAGCCCATCGAGAGATTGAACTTATTTGGCCAGAGTTCACCAGTGGCAATGTTTTTCTAGGTGCTGAATTGGGGGAGTAATACCCCCTTCACCATTTTCCGCAACATACGATAGCTTTTATCAAAAAGTAACCGTAACAGGTGAAGTGGGGTTAGTTGCAACTACAACAGATCCAAACGGAAATATTATTGGTTCAGGTGTTATTTCATCAGAAGGTACGATTACATATAACATTGATGAAGGGATGCTTCCTGGTGGCACTGTTATTACGACCACTGTTGGTCCTGATTCTGCAAATCACAACCTAAAAACATCATTCTACTTCGCTCGTGAAGGCGGAGATTGGTATCCATATGTATTTGTTCAGCGCGATCTTAATAATGGTTGGATCGGTCAAAATAGTGATGATTACTTAGCTCCAAATATTTCGGGCGAAATCATCGTTGAATATGACAATGAGCAATACTTGGTTGATTTGAGTGACTTTGCAGGTGAACAGCAAATTTTGCTGAAAAAATCAGGTGCGAGCGCATACCCTTACGCATACGATGCTAAAGCGACAAATGATTTAACCAAAGTAAAAATCCGATTTAGAAATGTCAGCAGCGAATTGTTCTTACAAGTTGGTCAAGCGGATCACTTCTATAAATTCTTTGATGATGGCATTCAACAAGTCGGATATCAGCTTGCATGGCGTAATGCCCCTACGCATTCAAATATTGTGATCAAAGAAATTCCAAACTATTTACCTGCTTCAGTTAAAAACTTGAATGCAATGTTTTGGGGTGACGATCAAGAAAGTTATCTATTTGACAGTGCTAATACTGAATCGAAGCTTGCCCTTTGGGACTTTTCTAACGTCACTAAGATGATTAGTACATTTGCATATAGTAAGTTTTATGACTTGCCGATTAGCAATCTAACGCTGACAAATTTAGTTTATGCAATTGAAACGTTCGCAGTATCGAACTTCAACAAAGCGATTAACTGGATTACACCTGCCCTCGAAAATGTTTGCTATATGTTTGGAGACAATGTTGATTTCAATAGCAATATTGATATGACTTTCGATAATGTCGTTGATGCAAGTAGCTTCCTGCAGGGTGCGAGTTCATTCAATAAACCACTTGAGCATTTGAATACTGTAAAGGTCGAAAACTTCGCCTGGTTCTTGAGTGGATGTGCTGCTTTCAATCAGCCAATGAATTTATTGAATGTATCTAGTGGTACTAACTTCAATTACTTTTATGAAGGCTGTTCTGTATTCAATCAACCTATGCCGAGTTGGGATTTAGCAAGTCTTGTTAATACGCCTGATTCAAGTGGTCTTTACGGCTTCTTAAAGAATGCACTAAATTTTTCTCAAGATTTAAGCATGTGGTGTGTGACCCCTCATCTGACTGAGCCTGCGGGCTTTAACCAAAATGGAATTATGACGACAGAGCAAAAACCAGTATGGGGAACGTGTCCAGTTCCAATTGACACAAGTTGGGATGTTGAATATGTGTTAGGCGGTCAGACTTTTAGAGCATTGACTGGCGATCCAATCCCGTTTCAATACATGAACGGTTCATCGGCTACATCATTAACTATCAATAGAACGATTACGAATCTTTCACATCAAGTATGTATGAATTGGCCAAATGCGACTGTATTGAACCTTCCTGACACGCTTGTTTATATGGGGCAATATTGCTTCATTGATTGGATTAAACTGCTTGAAATCGTCATTCCTGATTCAGTGGTGACTATCTTTGGATCTGCATTTCAGGGCGCGAGAGCAGCAACAAAAGTTGTTTTTGGTTCATCACTTGAAACTGTCGGAGCGTTCTCATTTACAGATTTGTGGAATTGTAAAGAGGTCATTTTCCGCTCTCAAACGCCTCCTGTTTTTCAAGGAGATGCTCTTATGGGATTGCCTGCTGATGTGAAATATTACATTCCTGCTGGTACACGAGCAGCTTATAAAAGTGGTTTTCTACAATTTATTGATGACAGTAAAATCTTTGAAGTTCCATAATCTCCAAGCAACCACCTTCGGGTGGTTTCTTCATTTAAACAAATCCTGAATAGCATTTAATCAGGATCACACGATTAGCAGCCTACCAACATTCACAGCATGATTGACTCATCAACCTTTTGACCAGGGAAAATCATGCCTGAACCAATCCTTATTTATGGACACGGCAATTTCACAGCCGTTGTTGCTGCAGCTGCGCTGCGAGCTGAAACCGATGAGAAAGTCGGTTGGCACAAATCATTATCTAATATCCCTGTTACTGGTCCAACTGGCATCAGTAAAGCGATTACTTGGGATCTTGAAGATCCTGATACAGATGCAGGTTATTTAAATAGCCATGACATCACAACCATGATTCAGCACCAGGGCTTCCGTTTTTGGGGCAACCGCAATTGCTCTGATGAACCACGCTTTAGTTTTGAAGTCGCAACACGGACAGCTCAGTTCATTTTAGACACCATCTTAAATGGCTGTTTTCCGTTTGTTGACCAACCGCTTACCCCTTACTTAGCAAAAGACATCATCGACTCAATCAATGCTGAATTAAAAGAGCATGTGAATGCACGTCGATTGCTTGGAGCTTCAGTTTGGTATGACCCTGCTGAGAACTCAATTCAAGGCTTACAACAAGGTCAGCTTTGGGTCGATTACGACTACACCCCTGTTCCTACATTAGAAAACTTAGGCTTAAACCAACGCATTACTGATCGCTATTTAGTTGATTTCAGCAAATTGCTTGGTGGTGGCACAGTAACGACCTAAGGAGTCAAATATGCTTCCACGCATACTTAAAAACTTTAATACCTTCATCGATACCCATAATTGGGTCGGTGTTGCTGAGTCAATCACCATTCCAAAGATCACCAAGAAAACTGATGACTATCGTGGCGCAGGCATGATCGGTGATGTTGCTTTAGCAATGGGCTATGAAAAGCTTGAAGGCGAAGTCAAATATGCAGGCTTTGACGTTAAACAATATCGACAGCTTGGTGTTTGCGGTACTTCAGATTTGCCTGTTCGTTATGTCGGTGTATATGAACGTCAGGACAATTGCACCACCCAAAATGTTGAGATTTACATGCGAGGTCAAGCTCTCGAACTTGATCCTGGTGAATCGAAAAATGGTGAGCGTACAGAAATCAATATGACATACAACTTCAGCTATTACCGCATGGAAGTCGATGGCGTCGTTCAAGTTGAACTTGATTATATCAATGGCATTGAACGCTTTGGCGACACCGACGTAGCTGAAGCCATCCGTGAATTACTCGGTCTATAAGATCGAGTAATCCCCCTCCCCCATTAATTGAACCAGGATAAATTCATGACCACTGCAGAACAAAATAAAACTGCTGATCAAAGCCTCAATTCTGAGGCGATTGCAGATCCAAATATCAAAACCATTAAATTTGATTATGGATTTAAACGTGGTGAAACAACGATTAAGGAAGTCACAATCCGTAAACCAAAAACTGGTGCTTTACGTGGTTTAACTTTGTCTGATCTATTACAACTGGACGTGAATGCGATCGCAACACTTACCCCTCGTATTACTAGTCCAACTATGTCGACAAATGATGTGTATGACCTCGATCCTAGCGATCTCACCAAAATTGGCAAAGAGATCATAAGTTTTTTCGTGAAAACAACGGACGAAGACTTCCAGTAAGTATCGATGAAGTCATTGCAGATCTAGCGGTTGTTTTCCACTGGACACCAAACGATTGCAGTGACTATTCAATCGAGGAGCTTCAGGACTGGCACGAACGTGCTCGAAAACGATGGGAAACAGATAGTAAATGAGTGAAATTACGTTAAAAGCAATGCTTGAGCTTGTAGACAAAGCAACTGCGCCATTAAAGGAAATTTATGGGTCTAGTACCGAGACAAGCAAAGCTCTACAAACCCAACGTGAAGAACTTAAAAAACTGTCTAAAGCTCAGTCGGATATTTCTTCGTTTCGTCAGTTAAGCGGTGCATTGAAGAAAACCAAAGCTGACTTGGAGGATGCTAAATCCTCCGCAGCTCTTTTAGCTCAAGAATATGCAAAAGTCCCAAAACCAACACGGGCAATGACCAAAGAGTTTGAATTGGCCAAACAAAAAGTTAAGCAATTGAAGCAAGCAGAACAAGAGCAACAAATCCAATTGTCATTACTTAGAACTGGACTCAATCAAGCAGGGATCAGTACCAAAAACCTTGCCAAAGATGAACAATCTTTAAAACAAAAAATTGATTCATCAACTGAAGCATTGAAGAAAAAAAAGCAGCAGCTTGATAAACAATATGCGAGTCAGAAACGATTAGCTGAAATCACTCAAAAGCATCGTCAAGCTCAAGAGCTAGTAGGAAATATGACGAGTGCAGGGCTTGCAACTGGTGCAGCAGCGGCAACTGGTGCAGCTGCGATTGGATTCCCTATCAAAGCCTTTGCTGAAGCTGAGGATGCATCAACCACATTGAAAGTATCTATGATGCAATCAAACGGTTTAGTCGCAAAAGAATATTCAGAAATTAATGCTTTGGCCAACAAACTGGGAACGCAATTACCTGGTACAACGGCTGAATTCCAATTGATGATGGCAAAGCTAGTACAACAAGGTATCAGCTACAAAGCCATTCTAGGTGGAGTCGGTAAAGCATCAGGCTATTTGGCCGTTCAACTCAAAATGCCGTTTGAGGCTGCTGCTGAGTTTGCTGCAAAAATGCAGGATGCAACCAAAACATCAGAAAAGGACATGCTTGGATTAATGGATACCATCCAACGTGCATATTATCTCGGTGTTGACTCAGACAACATGCTACAAGGATTTTCAAAGCTGTCTGCAGGGATGAAAACGATTAAGGCGGAAGGCTTGGCAGGTGCAAAGGCAATGGCACCGCTTCTTGTTATGGCAGATCAAGCTGCTATGGCAGGTGAAACTGCAGGTAATGCTTACAGCAAGATTTTTGCAAGCATGATGGATTCAGCAGGCATTAATAAAGCCTTAAAAGGTACAGGACTAAACATGAACTTTACCAATGGTAAAGGTGAGTTCGGTGGACTGGATCAGATGTTCAAGCAGCTTGAGAAATTAAAAAGTTTATCAACTGAAGCACGTCTACCGATTTTATCGGATATGTTTGGCAACGATGCAGAAACCATTCAGGCTTTAAATCTTTTAATTGATAAAGGCAAAGCAGGCTATTCAGAAACAATGGCCAAAATGAACGCTCAAGCAGATCTGCAAAAACGAGTTAATGAGCAGCTAGGCACATTAAAAAACCTTTGGGACGCAGCTTCAGGCACATTCACCAGTGCGATGGTGAACTTTGGCGAAGCTATAGCACCTGAACTCAAAACAACAGTGACATGGCTCACCAACGTCACTGAAAAAGTCGGTGCATGGTCAAAAGCCAATCCTGAACTTTCTAGCACAATTATGAAAACCATAGCGATTGTAGTGTTATTGCTCGCAGCATTTAGCGCACTCTCATTAGGCTTAGTTGCTCTACTCGGACCAATGGCATTACTTAGAATGACATTCGGTGTCTTAGGCGTTAAAGGCTTAGGTCTAATCAATATTATCAAACTGATTGGCAGTGCATTTTTATGGCTAGGCAAGAGCTTATTGATGGTAGGTCGATTCATGCTCGCCAATCCATTAATTCTGGCCATTACTTTATTGGCTGTCGCTGCTTACTTGATCTATCGAAATTGGGGGCCGATCAAAGCGTTCTTCATTGATATATGGAACAGCATCAAATCAGGTGCATCACAGCTTTGGCAAAGTCTAGTAGGATTTTTTAGCAGTGGAATTGCAAATATCAGTGCAGTCATTGTGAATTGGTCGCCTATCGGTTTGTTCTATCGCGCTTTTGCTGCAGTAATGAATTACTTTGGGATTCAATTACCAAGCACTTTCACAGGCTTTGGCCAAATGCTAATGCAAGGTTTAGCAAATGGTATCGGCAATGCAGTCGGTGCAGTCGTTGCAAAGGCAAAAGAAGTTGCAAGCAAAATCACTAATACCGTGAAAGGGGCTTTCGGTATCCACTCCCCTAGCCGTGTTTTTGCTGAATTAGGCGCATATAACATGCAAGGCTTGGCGATTGGTATTGATAAAAATTCAAGCCTACCTGCAGCAGCTGTCACCAACGCAAGTAAAGACATGCTCGGTTCATTTGATACCAGTGGCATTCGCTTTGATACACGCCCTTCCATCTCAAGCCAAGTTCCAAGAGCAGCTGCTGCAAGTGCAACCCCGATGCAACTCACGATTAATGTTTACCCATCTGCAGGGATGGACGAAAAATCACTTGCTCAAATGGTCGCTGCTGAAGTCGCAAAATTCCAACGTGTACCAACAAGCAACCCACGTTCATACAATGATATTGATTGAGTAAATTGACATGCTTATGTGCTTAGGACAATTTCCGTTTACCACTGATACGCTCACATTCACTGAGATCCAACGCCAACGATCATGGCAATACGCTGATAGTGCTGTGGCAAAAGGACGCAAGAAACGGCAGTTTATAGGCTCAGGCGATGAAACGATTTCACTTCCTGGTCTCATCTATCAAGAGCATGGTTTTGGTAATCGCTTTGCGATCGATGAGTTGGCAGCAATGGCTGACACGGGACAAGGTCATGTCCTGGTCGATGGCAGTGGTTATTTATACGGTGTGTACACGATAGACAGTATCGATGAAACAAAACAAGTTCTGTTATTCAATGGTGTCCCTCGCAAGATAGATTTCACTATCAAACTGACCCGTGTTGATGATGAACGTATTGAACAGCAAACGGGTGCATGATTATGGTTAAAACACCTATCTGTATTTTGACTGCAGACAACAAACCATTAAATGATTTGATTCTTCAGCGCATCAAAAGCGTTACTGTTACAGACAATCGAGCAAATGAAGCAGATCAACTAGACATTGTGCTCGATGACAGCGATGGCGTTTTAGAATTACCAAGACGAGGAGTCAAAATTAATTGTCAGCTAGGTTTTGAAGGTGAAGGCTTACACGACAAAGGCGATTTCATTGTGGATGAGACTGAATGGTCAGGCACTCCCGATACCATTACGATTAAGGCTTCCAGTGCCAACTTTAAGAGTAATATCAAAGAAGCAAAGTCAAAATCATTTCACAGAAAATCATTTGGTGAAATTGCTGCAGATATTGCACAAAATCATAATTTAACTTTGGTTATGACTGCCGATCTAAAAAGCATTAATTTGAATCATATCGATCAGACCAATGAATCAGATCTCAATCTACTGGTACGGATCTCAAAACAAAATGGTGCTGAAATGGCTGTGAAAAAGGATCGTTTATTGATCTTTAAAGCAGGTTCAGCCAAAACCGCTTCAGGTAAAGATCTCCCTTCAGTGACGCTAACACGTAATGATGGCGATCAATTTCGATATTCAGAACAAGACAGAGAATCAGATCACACAGGTGTATCAGCTAGTTATCACGATACTGATAAAGCCAAACGAGAAACAGTGACTGCAGGTACTGAAGGCAAGGTCAAAAAATTAAAAGGGACATTTGCAAACAAAGAAGAAGCCGATCGTGCATCCAAAGCCAAAATGGATGAAATCAAAAGACAAATGGCTAAGTTCAGTATTACAACGGCATTCGGTATTCCATCTATTTCAACGGAGTCACCAGTCAAATTAGATGGTTTCAAACCTCAGGTGGACAGGCTTAAATGGATCGTTGAAAAAGCCACACATACCTACTCTGAAGGTGGACTCATTACACAACTTGAATTAGAAGCTTCAATTTAATATCTATTTTTTGATTTACAGATGAAATGTAAAAGCCACCCGAAGGTGGCTTTGTAGATTGGCGAGTTAAATTAAGCAACGATTAACTCGATTTCTCTATCAATTGCATTAAATGCGGCTTCGATCGCTTCCAATTTTGTTGAATGATCTAATTCCCATAAACGATTGACTTGCGCTTGTTTCCAATCGAGTCTACGACCTAACTCAGCTCTAGTGATTTTTTGCTTTAACATCTCATTGTATAAAGCAATTTTTACAGCAACTTGGGCAGGTAAACGAATTAAATGTTCACCTTCAAGTGCTTCAGATGGTAAAGGAATCGCCTTTTTACCATCCATATAATAAATCATTAAAGCAGTTTCAATTCCGTCTAAGGCTTCGGTTAATGCCTCATCCAAAGAATATCCAACGCTGTTAAGTTGTGGTAGATCACGACAAGACACTACAAATGCATCGTCTTCACGAACAATTTGTACTGCATATTTCATAAGGACCCATTTCCTATAAAAATTGTGACTAACTTAAACTGATTAATGCTGAACGTTTGCTATTTAAGGGTCTGGGGGCTTAAAGCCCCAAGTCCTTTTTGATCTTTAAACGAGTACCATTGGGGATCTCTTTGCTACCATGATCAGGAAAAACACTTCGTTTATCATGTAACTGTATAATCCAGTGTGATCCCTTACCACGTCTTACAAAGATCACACCTTGCTCAATGAGCCACCGTTTAAACTCGCTATAGCTCATCGCCAGCTCCTGTCTAAACAATAAACCAATAATATAACAAATTTGTTATATTGGCAATAGGTCATTATAACAAATTTGTTATATTTTTTGCTTGCTATCGTCGTGAAAGAGAGCGAATATGTCCCTATCGAAACAAAGTTATCAAATTGATAAATAGGACTTTTTACATGACAAACGAACATTTACAAGCTTACCAAATCCAAGTTAACCAACTAAGAACTAAGCTCGATCACTTGCAAGAACAGATTGAAAAATTAACTCAAGAACAAAACCCAACCTTAGCCCATGAAATTTGCTTAAACCATGTGAGTGATCAAATGAATCAAATCATTAAGTTTTTAAGCCCACTATAAGTAGACAGCCACCGAAAGGTGGCTTTTTTTATTAGGCAAAAAAAATCCACTGTATGGGGAACAGTGGAAAAAACGGAACTCGGATGTCGGTTCTTGTAGTCAAACTACTATACATCGTATGTTTTAAAAAATAAACTGATATTTCATAAGCTCAAAAAATAGGAAATATCATGGCCAAATGCCCAACTTGTTTAAAAACGTGGTGGTTCTCTAGCAAAGTGAAATGTGACTGTGCCAAACCAAAACGCATGGTCGAAAATAAACAATCACGTGTTTATATGAATCTGAGAACGGGTGGTGATTCAACACAGCATTACGATGACACAACTTTTAAAAGACTATTTTTAAATGACTTGCCTACCTCAGAAAGCCAACAACCTACACACCAGGATAAACCCGATCATTGTGAACGAAGTACTGCAAACAATAGCCATTTTTCAGATCATAGCCATTCAAGTTGTAATAGTTTTAGTTCAAGCGATTATGGATCTAACTCAGGATCGGACTACAGTAGTTCGTCTAGTTCTAGCTCTGATTATTAAAATAAAAAAATCCACTGTATTCGGAACAGTGGATTAAACATAGAACTCGTTAGCTATATAAAAACTACCATATATAGAAGTTTTTACTTGATTAGTTCTGAAATTGGGTAATTTAATTTTTGAGCTAATGAAATATAAAACTCTTGATTAGCAGATAGATTTTTGTCAGGTAATTTGAGCTTTCCTATATCAGATAAGTCTAAATTTTCGTAATTTGGTATACCCTGACTAATTGCTTTTACACCGAAAACAATCTTAGCGAAATCTTTGTTTCTGCCACCATCTTTCATAAAAGTTGCAAAATCTTTCTGCATATTACGAGATGCAAATTTGTAATCAATCCAACGTACATCACTATTGATAAAACTATTTTTGATGTCATCATCAATTAAAGAATATGCAATTTTGTAATCCATGTACGTGAAATTCACTTTCTTCTCGATGTGTTTTGGAGATAATTTGTCTTCATTTGTGGTTACATGTTTAAGATTTTTGAACATAGACTTTTCAGGATTAAACTTCTTTAAAAGCTGCTCTTGAGATACAAAAATGGACTGATTTCCAACTAGATATTCTTTTGATGATAATAAATTAAGATATTTCGTATTATTTAATCTTAGACAAAAATCATGCATTTCATCTATCAAGTTGCTTTCATTTTTACCATTTTCTAATTGGGTCTTAATGTACAGTTCGCTATTGTTATAAATCCTAAGCCCCATAGGAAATGTATACAACATCGATTGTCGGTAAGGAATTTCTGTTATCAATCTCTGTGAATAGTCATTTGCTTCATTTAATGATTTTATGCCTTTCCTAGCTTCATTCCAGTTTTGAATTGATAGAGAAACATAACCTGAAAATTGATTACATTCTCCCTTGATCAAAGATTCCATTTGAGTGACGTTCATAGCTCTTAGTTTAGAAACAAACGTTGTGGCCAAAGATGGATCTGTTAGATTTGGATTAGGATAAATATCAACGCCTTCAGCATGAAGTGTGATACTAGATAAACCAAATAATAAACCTACAAGTAGTCTAGTTTTCATCATTTATTACCTATTATGTTTAAGACTTTGGTGGTTGATTAGCCTCAGTTGATCCACCACTTGACTTCACATTCTTAACCATCTCCGCACTTGCCTTGATCAACTCAGTCCCTGCTAAAAGTTGATCTTGCACCAGATCACCAATCTTATTATTTTGAGTTTGATCTATTTCTTTACCAAAGAACTTAGGTATCAACTCTTTATAAATCTCCGAATGATCATTGCTGTCCACTTGTCTTAAATAATTTGGCAAAGCGCTTAACTCTAATGAAGTTTGGTTTGCTTGGCCATGAAGTTTTCGAAAATGGCTAGATCTTCGAATACAAATTGTAGCTAAGGTTATTACTATAGAAACAATTGTTAGTTTTGTTATAAAAAAGAAAACTATTATAGTTTGTCCTGCTGATGACGATTCTTGTGCTGTAATAAAATCAGAAAACATTTGAAAATTTTGGAAGAATTGAGATGTTAAATGATAGAAAGTTGCCAATAGAAGCAACAGTGTGACATCATAAAAACGTGCTGTATTTATATACTTTTTTGCAACATTTCTATAAATATCCTCTGTAGGTTTATTTTCTAATGCCTCTTTAGCTGAGATGACTGACTCTACACTTTTAGATGCTTTGAGTACTTGTTCCTTCAGTTCAGATATCAATTCATCTGCTTTTTTTTCATTTTCAGCAATATTTTTGATTGTTTGGAAAACTTGAAATAATTCCTGAATAGAAATTAAAACATTTCCAACATCGTTAGATGTAACTTCAGGTGATACTTGATCAATAACACCAAAAAAATTCTGTAAATATTGAAAAAAGTTTTTCCCAGCAATTTGATAAAAAATATAGTTTTTATTCTTATCAAAGAAATCTTTACAAGTTCCCCACAGAAAATCTCCTCTACTCTCGATTAGATAAATTTTTTTTAAAGTTTCTGGATTAGCTGTAAGCAAACCACTCTTCTGTGTATTTTTAAGGAAGGAATTGAGTTTATTATTAAACTCATTAAGCATATCATTAAATTTTGAATGGATTGTATCCTCATTATTCCCCCTAAAAGGTTCAGTAAAACTAAATCCACTCATAACCATCCCCCTTTGTATTTATTAAAATATAATCAATTGACCCCATGCATCATTTCAACTTGACCCCATCCATCAGGTCAAAATGATACAAAGCATTGTATCAAAATGGACTAATCTTTCTATCTATAAATAGAATAAGAATTAGAATTAAAAGAGAATGTGATAATTAACATTAGAAAAATGATTTCATTCTCAATAAACCAACATGAGCAAAACATTAGGCTTTTGATCATGCAGCTCACAATCAAAACGTTATCGTAATTATCGCCCATTCGATAATCGAATTAGGCTAATTATTCTTTAAATGATATTGCTTTCAAAAAAAAAACTGATTATATTCCCAAAATCACAGCAAAATCTGTGATCAGGCGTGGAAACCTGTTTTATCATCTAAGAGCGCAAATCAAAGTCGCTTATGCGGCATTTTTTTTGCCCACTGCATAGTCATGCTCTCGTTATGGCAGTCTATTCAGGGCAGTCGTAAGACTGGCCGTTACTCTTAGAGCGGTATTTCCACCCCTGTTTAGGCTGCCACCATTCCGTGGAAAGAATGTTGGTAGATTCAAAACCTACTAAGAGAAAATCGACTATGACATCACGTTCTTATAGTGCATACACACGCACGTCTACAGCCCCTATTGAACACACCCCTATTCTTGATTTTGATGCTTATCAAGCTTCAAAAAAGAAAACTCAACAACTAAAAAAAATCAAAGATACGCTCGCATTTCTAACCATCCTCATCATTGCCTACATCCTGTTAAATCTAGGCGGTGCAGTATGAGCAAAATTTTCATTTACACCGAATTAGGCACTGAACGTATGTGCAGTACTTGCGGTGAGTACTACCCATTTGACGAAGAGTTTTTCAATAAAAACGGCATCCGTAACGGTCGCCAACAATGGACATCAAAGTGTAAAGCTTGCTTCTCAGAACTATATCGGGGAGCTGCAGCATGAAATTACTTCTTCAGCATAACGAATATCCACTTATTGCTTCACCTGAATTGGCGAAAGTACTAGGGATCACAGCTGCTACGTTCCTTCAAAAACTGTACTTCCTGATCAATGAAAATCGAAAGTTCAAAACTAAAAAGAACTTAAAAACCTACAACGGTCGCAAATGGTGGTTTCATACCTTTGAAGAATGGCAAACCACGCTAGGCATGTTTAGCGTCTCAACCATCAAACGTGCAGTAGCAAAGCTCAGAGCATTGGGACTTATCCAAGTTGCTAAACTATCTGAAATCAAATCGGATCGAGTGAACTACTACACGATCGACTACAAAAAATTAAAGACTCTATTTTGCATAGAGATTCAAACGGAAACTAAAACCTCTCCGAAACCTACACCTAAAATTAACCAGGATAAAATTGTGGGGACTGATACCCCACAAAATCCCGATGCAACACCCGATCAACTTAAATCCATGCCTGATCAACAAAGGGTGCTGTACAACCAACTCCGCAAGCTAAAACTCGATATATCACATGCTGAACCCCTACTCGAAATATGGGTACATCATGCAAGCATTATTACTGCCTATGTAGCATCAGCTTCATCACGTTTAGATATAACTAAATGGCACTGGCATACACCTGAACAAATACTACCAAGCCATTTATTGGACTGAGGGAATAGCGATGAAAATAGAGAAATTAATAATACGTGTACAAAATCCAACAACAAATAAACGTCAGCTTTTTATCAGTGCAAAAAAGCTGCATAGCATTTTAAAATGTGATGTTTCATATAAAACATTTCTTGAAACGAATGTATTATGGTCGCGATTAAGAGAAAATACGGATTACCACCATAACGAACAATTCGACACCTATAACTTGAGTATATGTGCAGTTCAGGCGATTTTGATCATGGAAAATACAGAACTTAGTTGGAAATTATTCAATGAGCTTTCTGACCTGATTAATAGCGGATTCTCCACTATTTTAAATAAAGGGGAAACTCATGTATCAATTAAATGAAGAGTCATATTATATTTTGCGCCAATTAAAAAATAAGGTGGCATTTATTCGCGAGATTTCAGGTTCGGGTTCAGGTACACATAAGGTCGTAACCTCTGAACAAATCGCCACTATATTCGATGAACTGGAATATCAGATAGATGATATTTTATCAGGCGTAGCTGAGGTTAAACTTCTTCAACCATCAAGCGAATCATCTGAATAATCTTAGCCTGTTTATTTTCATCTGCCTGATTAAAAAGCCTGAGTATTTCAAAATGCTCAGGTTTTACTGTTTCTAATGAGTCATCTTTTTTAATACCAAATACCACAAACATCATATCAAAGCCGATTTCTTCAAGAGCTTGAATGACTCTCAAATCAAATGGTTCGCCACGTTTCTCAAAACGTACCCAACTCTGTTCCTTCATATCTACTACTTCAGCTGCTGCTTTTTGTGTAAGCCCCATACGCTTACGTTCAGATTTCAAACGATTCCCACGATCCAATGAAATAAAATTACGTTCCATAGTATTTCCTATTGAAAACTATCATATATAGTAGTAAATTAATTTTGTGAAAAACAAACATTGCTCGATTTTCACAAATTAATTCAAGTTTAGCCTTTTATAGAGTCAATGCAATGAATACAAATCCTAACAAGCAAATCGTTTATCGCCTTGAAGATGCTGACCATAGAAAACTTCGCTTAATAGCAGCTGAAGAAGGTCTAACACCTAACCAATATGCAAAAAAACATTTACTAGATCGCATCGCACAACCCGAAAAGAACATAAAGAAATCATAAGAGACCGCATTTCGGCTCATCACAGAAACAGAACCAATTCTTGTAAACGTTTAGTAAAAATTTGATAACGGTTTGTAAGTAGTAAAAAAACCAGTGGGTGTCGTCGGGAGCAACAGATCACTTGGTCGAATCACTAGGGGTAATAATGAGTAAATCAATAGGATTCTATTGTCCACATTGCGAACGCAGGATGCATGTGACCAGTCGTAAAAGACCGTCTCCACTGCTCCATAACATTATTGTCAGCTGCCAAAATCCCGACTGCCTTGCAAGTTTTGCTGCTGATCTTGAAATCACTCGAACTATTCACAACAGCCTGACACCTAAACCTGATCTTTCCCTTACTAAACAAAAGTGGGAAGTCGAAATAGAAATGCAGCTCTTTTCTTTAGAGCTACAGACAGAAATAGACCAATTCCAAAAGTGTTATGTCGAAGGAGCAATCAACGCATTGTTTTGGGCAAACAAAATTGATCTAGCGACAGCGCAAAACTATCGCAACCGCCTCCTACAAATGAAATTGATCTAGGTAAAACATGGACATTTTAGAACGTCGAATAGATGAAAGACTCAACCAAATTTTCAAGTTCAAACGTAAAGGCGAATGGTACCGCGAAGGTGTATGCCCTAAATGTAGTCAGAAAGAAGCCTACACGCATGCAATTACACCAAAGGTTGTAAAGTGTGGACGTATCAATAAATGCAGCTATGAAGAGCACATTAAAGATATATGTGAAGACCTTTTCAAAGATTGGTCTGAGGACTTTCCAAAGACTGAGAAAAATCCAAACGCTTCTGCAGATGCATACATGCAGCATGCAAGAGGCTTTGATATTGACCCGTTGAAAGGACGTTACACCCAAGAATTATACCGAGACTATAGAAATCAAAGCCTAGTTACTGCAACCGTACGCTTTGAACTTGCACCAGGTATTTATTGGGAACGATTTATAGATCGACCTGAACGCTTCGGTCGTATGAAAGCCAATTTTATTGGTGAATGGAAAGGACTTTCTTGGACGATTCATCAGCTTGATGAGCTTTGTAATGCAGGGAGTATTTGGCTCACTGAAGGGATTTTTAACAGCATTGCACTTTCTCAATCTGAGTTAATTAGCATCAGTACGATGAACAGTGGCAATTATCCAAATCGCCTACTTCAGCAAATTGCCAATCGATGCAAAGAACTTGAAAAAGATCGCCCTCGCCTTGTTTGGGCATTAGACAATGATAAAGCAGGTAAAAAATATCTAACTAAACATATCGACCAAGCGACTGAAGATGGTTGGCTTTCTACAGCTGCTCTACCTCCAGTAGGCAAAGACTGGAACGATTTATTCCAAAATGGTCAACTCACCCAAAAAGACCAGGATAAATATATCCACTGGGGTAAATTGCAAATCGCCAAATCTGCTGAAGAAGCAGGCTTGCTAATCTACAACTATTACAACAACAGCCTTGCAAAGTTTTTCTTTAACCACGCCTACCGCACCTACTGGTGGGAACTTGATTTCAAGAAATTCAATAACGTAATGGATGCAGCAAATAAGGATGGACAAGCCTCACTTTTAACTGAAGAAGAAATCCGTTTACAAGCCCTCAAAAACAGCTCTTCAGTCGTTGAGATCTGTAATGCTCAGTTAGATCCACTCTACTTCCAACGCAACGAAATTACCGACGAAAGTTGGTATTACTTTCATATCCAATCACCGTGGGGCGAAGTCAAAGCGACTTTTACGCCTGAACATATTTCCTCACGCAGCAAGTTTAAGCCCCGTGTCATGGGTGTTTTGTCGGGTGCGATGTGGACTGGAACAGATCAGCAGCTTGAAACCTTTATCAAACGTAAGACTGAACGATTACGTGAAGTCAAAACGATCGACTTTATCGGCTACAGCAAAGAACATGATGTGTATATCTTTGACCAATATGCTGTGCATAAAGGACAAGTTATCCACAAAAATGAGCATGATTTCTTCAAGACAAACAAAAAGGAAATCAAAACTTTAGCGTCTACACCTGTGATTCATCTAAATCCGAAGAAAGAATTTAAACCGACTTGGTGGCGTGATTACTACACTTTAAATGGTGAAGTTGGTTTGATTCTTTTAGCTTGGTGGACAGGCTCATATTTCGCAGAGCAGATCCGAGCAATGCATGCATCCTACCCTTTCTTTGAATTGGTTGGACAGGCAGGTTCAGGTAAATCAACCTTGATCGAAATGCTTTGGAAATTTAGCGGTCGTGAATCATACGAAGGCTTTGATCCAAACAAATCAACAAGTGTGGCGATTTATCGTAACTTTGCCCAAACATCAAACATGCCGATCGTACTCATCGAGGGCGACCGAAACGATCAACAAGCATCACAAAAAGCAAAGTTCTCATGGGACGAATTAAAGGATGCCTTTAACGGTCGAGCGATCCGTTCCAAAGGTCTCAAGACTGCAGGTAACGAGACATACGAACCACCGTTCAGAGCTGCTGTCATGATCAGCCAAAATACCCCGATTCAAGCTTCTGAAGCGATCCTCTCTCGTACTTTGCACATATCAGTAGATACCAAAGGTCACAGCCTAGAAAAGAAAAATATTGCGACTCGATTGACGCAAATGCCTTTGGAGGATGCATGCACTTACATGACCTATTGCTTGAGACATGAAAAGCAAATTTTAGAGACTTATAGCAACAACCTAAAACAGATCGAAGCAGACTTCCACGCAAAAGGAATAACACACGTCCGTATAGCACTATGCCATGCACAAGTATCAGCGATGATCGATGCGCTTGCAGAGCATGTTTTCAAAAAACAAATCAGTGCAACAGAGATCCAAAATTCAAAAACCATGCTTGAGAACATGGCTCGTCGTCGTGTTGATGAGATCGGCTTAGATCATATCCTGGTGCAACAATTTTGGGATGCTTATGAATACCTCAATAGCATCCGCACTTCACATTTTCATCTTAATCATTACGAACCAACGGAGGCGAACATCGCGATTAATCTAAATGAAATCTACAAAGTCGCAGCGCGTAACTTCCAAGCACTGCCCGACATCAATGAAATGCGAAACCTTTTAAGAACGAGTAAACGCTACAAATTTGTCGAAGCGAACAAACCGATTCGTTCTTCTAAATATCCTGCAGATGAAGTTAAGAAAATAGGAGATTACACAGATGACAATCCACTCCAGAGCGATCGCATCATCAAATGTTGGATTTTCACCAATCCAAATCAAGTTAAACAACCAGGAACGAAAAATTAAGTTCTGAAGTTAGAAACACATACAGAAGCGGCCACTCCTGTATGTGTCACACAACCACTGGAGAACAATTATGCAAAACGATTCTAACGTAGAAACCACACAAGCGGAAATCCATCCATTTTTAAAAGCAGATCCACGTACTTATAAAGTGAAGTTAAAAGATGATCATGAGTTCACAACAGAACTTGAGTTCACCATTGTCATTAAATGTACCGATTCGGCACTTCATGAAATCAATAGCTTTTGGAGTAGTGATCAGGAGCGTTTAGAAGATAACGATGGGGATATTGTTGCAGTGATTCTAAAAATGATAGGTCGAAAACTATATTGGGAATGCTATCGCAGAAATGGTCATGTCTATGCACCTTCTGACTATAAGTATGGGGTTAATTCCATTTTTAATGATGAGGGATGGTGGGCTGAAGGTTTTGAAATTATAGAAATATCATTCGATGATTTTATCACAATGGATGAATTTGAAATCGAACCTGTAGTAGTGGAGACAAAAGAGAATGCCTAAATTCAATTGTGAATGTGGCGGTTTAATCCTCCCAAAATATGACGCTTTAGCCGTTGGCCATAATGTTAATTTTTCAATTCAGCAACGAGTTAATGGATACGGCACAAAAATTATTGTTTCTCAAAAGCCATATTCAGGTGAGATCCTTGCGATCGATGGAGACCGTTTAACGGTAAAAGCAGGCACAAGAACATACGATCTGTATCGCTATGATGTAACGCCAAAAGGCGCACCGACAATTACTGAATATTTACGAGTGGGGAAATGTTTATGTGCAGTAAACGACTTGAAAAAATCAGCATAAGTGCAGCTAAAGGTAAACGTCATAAACATACAAATGACACAACAAGGGTTTTTTACTGGGAAAGTGAAATAGTTGTTTTGAAAAGCATGTACCAGGAGAAATATCCGATCTGTCGAATTGCTGAAGTACTGAACCGTGAGGTTGAACAAGTCAGTAAGAAAATTAAACATATGCAAAAACGAGGCTTGATATGAGCAATTTTAAAATGATTCAAGCAACAGTAATTCTCAGTAGCTCATCATTTGTAGGTGCAGTTTATTTTCTTTCTGAAGCGATTAAATAAGGGATTTTATGAATACTTCTGAACAAAATTTACTTGAAAAGATATTCCTAAAAATGATGAAGGTAATCGATGAAAAACCAATCATACCGATTGATCATCAACTTTGGGACTTAGATGATATTGCGAAGTACTTTAAATATTCATCTGACTATACAAAGCGACACATTATAACGAACCCGTACTTTCCACCAAGCCGAGATTTACCAACCAAAGATGATCATACAGTGCAACGATGGAGAGCCAAAGATGTGATCGATTTTGGTATGGCATTTGACAAGAGAGCCATAAAATATTCATAAAAAAAGCCACCGAAAGGTGGCTTTTTTTCACGCTATCTTTCTTTGAAATTCACAAGATTTATTTAATTCATCAACGATTTCATTATTCGTAGGGTTGTAATACACCAGGGCGAATTTTGGATCTTTCCATCCAAATATTTTGCATAACGTCAGAGCATTTTTAATTCGTTTAGCCATCAATGAAGCTGCTTCATGCCTTGAATCATGGAAAGTTAAATCTGCATGTTCCAAACCTGCTTGCTTCCTAGCCTTTCTAAACAAAGTATCTCTTGATGAATCAGTCACGGTGAATACTTTAGGCGAAGCCTTACGATCGATCTTCAAAGCGAGTGACCACAGATGGACTGCAAAGTTATCAAGTGGCACTGTTCTCGATGAACCATTCTTCGTTTCAGGCAACAGGATCTGCTGCTTACTTAACTGAACGTCTTTAGGTAATCGATTTACGATTTCACCTGATCGCATACCAGTAGCCATAGCAATCAACCAAATCAAGGCAACTTCTTGAGACTTAGTTGTTGGAACTGTACCAGGAACATATTTTAATGCAGCCAACATTTTCTCGACTTCATCCAACTCGATACGACGTTCGCGATTCGCAGGTTTAGGCGGTAATTTAACTTCTGTCACTGGATTATGCTTGATCCATTTCTTCTCAATACACCAAGAGAAAAATGCAGACAATGTTGAAAAATCCCTACGTACGGAACTAGCCTTCAAAGGTTTGATAGATCTGTTCATTGAACTATCGCGATACTGAACTAAATAATCAGACTGATAATTTATTAATGGCCAATCGACTTTAGGGAGATTGTTCTGAAAATATTTAATCCGCTGACATTCTTTTTTTGCAGTTTTCTTAAATTGAGAGACTTCATTTGAATATCTTGTTAAAGCCTCATGTACTGTTAAGACAACCTTCTTGTTCAATGCTTCTTGAGTTGAATGATTAAGTAAGATCTCTCGTTCCTGCTCTGCAGCCCAACGCAACACATCTGCTTTAGATTTTCGAACCTTACTACAACGTACATCCAAAATACGCAAATCAGCTCGCCATGAGCCGTTTGCTTGCTGATAAACAGACAAACTCATATTTGCACCAAGTTCCTAATTTCCAAAAATAAACCCACAAAAAAAAGTGTGGAAAATGTGTGGAAATATATACCTGAAAAACCCAAGAAATACCCTAAAAAAACACAAACGCCAGAAACGACAAAGCCCCAAGCTCTTGATTAATAAGAACTTGGGGCTTCGAAAAATCTGTGTAAGCAGACTAATGGTCCCGAGGGTCGGACTCGAACCGACACGTCATCTCTGACAGCGGATTTTGAGTCCGCCGCGTCTACCAATTTCACCACCTCGGGAAGAGTGCGATGCTTTGTGTTGCGTATGATAACCTGTTTGATTTTATTGTCAAACCCCATCTTTAACTTATTGTTCACTTTTAAATCATTCAGTTATTTTTCTTAGGAAGTTATCAGCAACTCAGCGCAAAAATACAAAAAAGACTATACTACGCACAATTTCTGCAATGTTTTAGATGTATGCAACTTTCAGACTTTTCATTTGATCTCCCTGATGAACTTATAGCTCGCTATCCTCTAGAAAGCCGTAGCGCTTCGCGTTTACTTCATATCGATGATCAAGGTCATTACCATGATCATAGCTTTACTGATATTTTGGATTTATTAAACGAGGGTGATTTGCTCGTATTAAATGATACCAAAGTCATGAAAGCTCGCTTGAAAGGGAAACGTGCAACTGGTGGGGCAATTGAAGTTCTTGTTGAACGTATGCTGGACACACACACAGCTCACTGTCATATTAAATCAAGTAATTCACCTAAAGCTGGTGCAGAACTTTATATCGGTGAAGATTCAGTTCCAGTTACAGTAAAAGGTCGCCATGAAAACTTGTTTGTAGTTGAGTTTTCACAACCGATTTTATCGATACTTGATCAATACGGTCAGCTCCCTATCCCCCCTTATTTCAATCGTGAAGCAGAAGAAATTGATACAGAACGATATCAAACGGTTTTCCACGATCCTGAAAAAATTGCTAGCGTTGCTGCTCCAACAGCAAGTTTGCACTTTGACCAAGATTTATTAGAAAAATTAGCAGCAAAAGGTGTGCAAAAGACATTTGTGACTTTGCATGTCGGTGCAGGCACATTTATGCCAGTCCGTACAACTGACATTACCAATCACATTATGCACAGTGAATGGTGTGATGTTCCACAATCCACGATTGATCTTATTTTAGAAACCAAAGCACGTGGTAATAAAGTGATTGCAGTCGGTACGACAGCAACTCGTGCCTTGGAAAGTGCAGCTCAAGCAAATGATGGTAAAATTGCTGCATGGACAGGTGATACTCAGATTTTCATTTATCCAGGCTACCAATTCTGTATCGTCGATCGTTTGATTACCAACTTCCATTTGCCCGAATCAACACTTTTAATGCTTGTTTCTGCGTTATCAAATCGAGACAACATTTTATCGGCTTATGAGCATGCAGTTAAAGAACGTTATCGTTTCTTTAGTTACGGTGATGCTATGCTAATAGACAAATTAATCGTTTGA